TTACCTTTAAGGCATTACCCGCCGATGTATCATAATATAAATCACCTACACGTAAATTAGCTAGGTCTGCTTGTGTTGGTAGGCTTATGGTTTGAACGCCGTTAAGTAATGTACTGAAGTTCAATGCGGAAATAATTCTAGCGTTAGTTTTCTGTGTAGACATAACGGAAGGACCGGGGTTGTCTAGTTGTGAAAAATACAGGCGCAAAACGTTATTAAGCTGATCTTGATATCGAGAACTATATTCTGCCGGTGCCACGGGCAGGTTAGGCGAAGTTGTTGTTCCTGTGCTCATATCTAGGTCACCTCGATCCATCAGGTTTAACATCGATTCTAATGTCGCCCAACTGCCACGCAACCCCTAGACCAGTAGACTCAACCCGCAGAGCCATCTGTCGCCCACGAAGTCTTGTATTCACCTGCCCATCAAATTCTTGGATATTGTATTGTCTACCGCCCGTGTAATTATCTTTACTGGTAATAGTAGGTGTATCCGCAGGGCTGTAGGGCGCACCCGCATTACGTCTCGGTTTAAGTGTTATTGTGACCGCGGGTTTGTCCACATTTGAGCCTGTAAAATTAATATCGGGTAGCATGCGCCATACAAAAACAAACTTATCCCCGTCCCCAATATCAAAATCGGCAGACTGAACGAATGCAGTAACTGCTACGGGAAACTCGCCCTCTACGTCGTCTGTTCCTAACTCTTGGTAAATAATACGGTTTTCATAATTAGTCGCCATAGGGTATTCCCTAAGTGACGAGTCTAGCCACGCGGTGCGGGCAAGGGAGCCATAGTACCAAATGTTTTCGGCGTAGTTAAACACAACATATTTATCAATCGTTGTAGACTGACCCGAACAATAAAACCACCATATCTCGTTATATCCTTCATTAGTGCCCGCAAATACTTGGTAACCTTGGTCTTTGTTAATATCAGAAAATATATACTGGCGTAAGGCACATTGAAGTGTTTCGGTTCTACCAGAATAAATATAGAACTTATCAACACCCATCCAGTAGGTGATATTGTTTGCCGTAATCATGGCATTGGGCGATATTACTGAGATGTTACTCGCCAGCATGGTAAAGCCCCAAACGAATGGTGGGCCTAAGTACTGTGCTGAATACAACGCCGAATCAGTCCAAATTAGCGTCTCTTGGCGGGTTGTATCTGAACTAACAATATAGGAGCCATTCGAGAGCCTAAACTCTCCTGACTGATTGGTAATAGCTGGCACCCACTCATACACATTTTCTTGGTCTGACCACCGAACAAGCATAGGGTCAAATGCCGTGTTAGCATCTGTTGGGTCGTAGGGGTTAGCCCCCATAGCCATTGCAAAGCGTTCAGTAGGAGAACTTGTAATCTCATTAGTCGTATGGGGCACAAAGGTGCCATCGAACCCAGCGGCTGTGGACAGGTCGTTTAAAAGCTTTGCCCGTACAGTGAGCCCGGTAGTTGCATCCCAGTAATATATGGAGCCTTCACGGGGGTTAAGGAGCAAGTCCTCACCATAATTGTCCGCCGCCCATAAGCGTAATTGCTGACCAACACCTGATAAACCGGGGTCTCCCCACCCACCTGAACCCCAAGGGTCCGCACCCCACCCCAAACCGATAACATAAGCATCTAACCCTGTGTTTACTTGGTAGCTTGCAATAATAGCCGCACCGCCGCCCGAAGCTACCGCAGTGGAAAACACACCTGCTATGTTTATGCTGTACTGCGAGGTGCTGATGTATTGAAATACTTGGTGCTCGGCGTTTAGGAGGACGTCGGTGAATGCATTAAACGTTGTAGCCCCAGAGAATGTCATAAAGTCGTTTTTAGTGGCATCATGGTTAACATCGGTCACAATAATTGTTGAGCAGGAAACGTTTGCGCTCGAGGAGTGCGTCTGCGCTGTGGTGCCGTTAAACCCACGAACCGCACCAAGTAGGGTGTTAGATGAGATGCTGGAGTAGTTAATCTCCTCAGTGCCGATCTTTATGATACCGCCTGTAGATGGGAACGAGGCCGCAGAAGTTAGAGGTATAGATTGTTGCGCCGCAGTAATGTTCGCAGATAACGTGTTAAATGCGCTTGAAAACGGATTGCCTGTACTCGGTGGCACTGGGCCTAACATTGGGTCTACGGTTTTTCTGATCGGGGTTATGTCGTTATACCTGCCACCAGATTCAATGTAATATTTCAGGTTTGTGCCAAGCCCTACGTAGTTGTTTCCCGCTAAGGTAGACCAATTTTCAATCGAACGGCAGATGCCTTGGAACGAGCTATTAGACAAACGTTGCCAGCCACCAATCTTTTCTGGTTTGCCCGAACGAAAGCGAATTTTGTCACAGTCGTAGTAAATTCCCTCGGCGCTGTAGTTTGTACCTTCCCTGTTAACCCCGGGCCGTAGCCCAATTTTTGTTATGGTCATAATTACGCCTGATCTAAAACAACGATGAGTTTATTAAACTTGGTCTGCCTATCCTCTAACCCATTGTAACCACCGTTTATACGCCGTGTCACTGTACGGACGTCACCTGTATCTGCAATCTCGTTTAAACGATTAGACTGCCAAAACCAACCCGCCGACGCACATGCTAACTCCGGTTCTGCTACACGATCTGGGTGGGATAGCGCTTGGTTAGATTCCTGCACACTAAAGCTAGTGTAATTTGTTTTACCTGTTAATTGCACAAGGCCACGGCCTCTAAATTTCCACCCATCCCCTGACGCCTCATCACCATTACCCATGCGGTTAGAGTAGACTCGGTTCGCAATTCTCTCTGGTTGACGTGCATATTCGTTCGCCACCTCATCGTTTGGGAAGTACTTACCAAATATAGATCGCAATCCGTTGGCTGAGTAGTTAAGGTTTTCAACTACGAACTTAAAGTTACCTGATTCATGGGCAATTTGAGCTAAGAACATAGCTTCCCGCATAGGGGTATTGACACCGCACCGATTAGCTGTTTTAACAAGATGGGGTAACCATTTCTGAGCATCTGCATCAGACACACCTAAAACTTTCAGGGCACGTTCATCGATCATTTAGGGGCGTCTTTAGTCTTTCTGTCTTCCACCATTCTGAAAACCTTCTCTACACTACGACCACCGAAGTAAAACGACATGATTATAATTCCCCATTGACCTAACAGCTCAACGTAGTTTTGGTTCGTGTCGTAACCAAATGCTGACATCATCGCAAATGTGAAATACCCAATTAAAATACCAATCAAGGTCATAGGCCGAATATTTTTAGACAGCCAGCTATCGCTGTTCATGTCCGCTTGGTGACGTTGGGTTAACTGCTCTTGCTCTTTCATGTCAGCTTCAAGCTGTTTTAGCTCACCACTTTGTTGTAGCTCTAGCAAACGAATTTTAGCCTTCTCCGCTTCGTCTTTATCGGGGAATATTTTGTCAATTATTTTTGACCCTATGTTTAAGAAATCCAATAGCATAGTGTTACTCCTTTACGCAGTACGTTGCCACATTTTAACTACGATGTATGGCTGAATGTTTGCGTTAGTGGCACTTGAACCTGCGGAGGCGGTTGTAAACGTGTGGTTATGCGATGGGTCTGTAGCGCTTGTTGTGCCAGAAATTGAAACGCTGTGCGCATGGTCGCCAACTGCGTTTATTGATATGTCTGTAACTGCTGCTGCTGTAGATTGATTAACCACACCGCCAAAAGCTGTACCGGGGTTTCCACCGCCACCATTGTACAAAAGCCTTTCTGAGAAAGCAATGCCGTGGCTATGCGAAGGGTTATTAACACTGTGGCTATGCGCACCAGCATTACCCGTTGTACCTGAGCCTGAAAACGTATGGGTATGAGTAATTGATGTATTCGCAGTTGTCCCCGTATGGCTGTGTGATACAAGAGTAGCGTCTTTACTACCACCTGTTTCGCCTAATACATCAAATGACGCATCGCCGACATTCTGACCAACTAACACACGCCCCGCACCGATCTCAGACCATGTACCGAAACCAAACAGTGTGGCGGGTGATGATGCGCTTGTTGCGTTTATATACACCGAACCTACTGGATAGACCGCTTGCAGTGCCGCTTGTACAAAAGCTGTGGTAGCTATACTTGTGTTATTTGTACCGAAAGACTGAGTAACCGCCGTGGTGGCATTTGTAGCATTTGTAGCATTTGTAGCTGTTGCCGCATTACCGGATATACCAATACCCCATGTACCACTAGCCCCGCCACCTGTCTTAGTAGGGGCATCATTAGCTATTTCCGCATTTACAAACGCTGTCGTAGCAAGTTGGGTTGTATTGGTCGTTACCGCCGCTGTGGGCGCGGTAGGTGTACCCGTTAGGGCTGGCGAATTTAAAGGGGCTAGGT